TTCCAGGGTGTAAAACTTCCTGGTGGTATTGAATTGAATGGAAGACAAATTTATGATGATGCAGAAAAAGAGTTAGATAAGATTAAGGAGCAGATGTCTAATACATACGAACTGCCACCTTTGGATATGATAGGATAAGATTATGCTCAATCCATTTTTTACGCAAGGTACTACTGGTGAGCAAAATCTTGTCCAAGATTTAATTAATGAACAACTGAGAATGTATGGGGTAGATATCTTTTATCTACCTCGAAAGTATCTTACAGAGAATACAGTTATTAGAGAGGTTGTCCAGTCTAGATTTGACATGGCACTTCCTCTGGAAGCGTACATTGATAACTACGATGAATACTCTGGTGCTGGCAATATTTTATCAAAGTTTGGGGTTCAGTCTCAGGATGAAGTTAGACTGATTATCTCAAGAGAAAGATTTGAAAACTATATTACTCCTTTAATTCAGGATCAATCTAACGTTAAACTGTCAACTAGACCTAAGGGCGGAGACCTTATTTGGTTCCCTCTTGATGATAGAATCTACGAAATCAAAGACGTAGAATATGCTAAACCATACTATCAGTTACAAAATCTGTACGTATATGAGTTGTATTGTGAACTCTTCAGACTTGAAGATGAGGTCATTGCAACTGGTATAGAAGATATTGATAATAATTTAATTGGCGAAAACTACGATGGTCTTACTGACGATGGCATTAATACCATTCAGGGACCAACTCAAACTCTCACACTGGTCGGTGCTCCATCTACCGCTACTGCAACAGCAGCAATATTCGATGGCGGTGTAAGATTCTTCACCGTAACCAACAGAGGTGGTGGATATAGTAGCATTCCTACGGTAGGTGTATCCTCTGCCCCTTCAGGCGGAATCACCGCTGTTGGTGTTGCAACAATGATTGGTGGTATCAACGTCTGCAATTACAACGTTAATCCAAAGGATAAGTCTGTTCAGGCAGTTAATGTTGTCAAATCTGGTGCAGGATACACTGTAGCTCCTTCTGTATCATTTAGTGGTGGTGGAACCAATGGTGTTGGTGCTGCTGCAACCACAACTATTGGTGATGGTGTTGTTGGTATCATTACTGTCACTTCTGGTGGTGGTGGATATACAGAAAATCCAGCAATCACATTCACAGGTGCATCTAGCGTATCTGCAGCTGCAACGGCGGTTGTTAGTGCTGCTGGCACCATTTCCGCTATTCACATAACCAATGCTGGTTTGGCGTATACAGTTGCTCCCACCATCGCCATTGCTGCACCAGAAGGATCTGGATCAGGAACCTTTGTCTTTAACGAAATCGTTACAGGTTCTGTCACTGGAACAACTGGTAGAGTTAGAACCTGGAATTCTACTACAAACGTTCTTGAACTTGGCACTGTTGATGGGGAATTTACACCTGGAGAGAATATAGTTGGATCTACTTCTGGTGCCTCTTACGCTCTAAGAGTGGTAGATATTCAACCTGTCGATGATGGATTCGCTGATAATTTTAATATAGAAACAGAAGCAGATTCTATTTTAGATTTCTCTGAGCAGAATCCATTTGGTATTCCCTAAATAAAAACACACAATTGTGTAAGGATTTGTAGGACTAAACTATGTTTGAATATTTTTACAACGAAATTTTGAGGAGGACCATTATATCATTTGGTACACTTTTTAATGATATCTCCATCAAAAAAACTGATTCTGGCGATGATGTTTTTAGTGTTATAAAAGTTCCTCTGGCATATGGTCCTACACAAAAATTTCTTGCAAGACTAGAGCAGTCTCCTGATCTGAACAAACCTTTTGCAATTACATTACCTAGAATGTCTTTTGAGTTCACTGGACTCACTTATGACCCTTCTAGAAAAGTAACTACAACTCAAACTTTTGTTGTAAAAGATCCCGATAGTGCGACAGACGTTAAAAAATCATTTATGCCTGTTCCATACAACATGGCATTTGAGTTGAGCATTATGTCTAAACTAAATGATGATGCTCTTCAAATAGTAGAACAAATCCTTCCATATTTTCAACCAGCATATAATTTATCAGTAGAACTGGTTGAATCAATTCAAGAGAAAAGAGATATACCTGTGGTGTTAGAGAACATCACAATGTCAGATGAATATGAAGGAGACTTCACTTCAAGAAGAGTTCTTCTTTATACACTTAGATTTACCGCAAAGACATATCTGTTTGGTCCTGCGACCAAGGCTACCAAAGATATCATCAAAAAGGCAACTGTCAGTTACCTTACTGGATCAGATGCCTCAGGTGCAACAAGAGAATACTCTTATTCTTCTACACCAAGAGCAATCAAGAATTATACTGGGGATGTTGCAACTACACTCACAGACGATATTACCGCAAAGGTAACATATATCAACGTAGAAGATGCCAGCGCACTTTCCGCTGATTCGTACATCGCTATCGGTGAAGAAGAACTCTACATTAAATCTATCGATGGCAATAAACTGAATGTGAGACGTGGAGAGGATAAGACCACAGCGGCAGCACACGTCAGAGGTGCAGAGGTCGGTAGAATAACTGCTGCTGACAATGCACTTATTCCAGCGGGTGATGACTTTGGATTCGACGGTAGTTTCTGATGACTATGACAAAGAACTTCAACGATCTCAACGAGACCTTCAATACCTCGGATGACATCGTTCAACCAGAAGTAATCGAACGCAAAATAGAAAAGGTTAAAGAAGGTGTTGATGACATCAAAAAAGATTACGAATACACTAGAGGTAATCTTTACTCCATTATCGAAAAAGGACAGGAAGCATTGAATGGTGTTCTTGAACTTGCTCAAGAAAGCGAGATGCCAAGAGCATACGAAGTAGCAGGTCAGTTGATTAAAAATGTTGCAGATGCGACTGATAAATTGCTTGATCTCCAAAAAAAATTAAAAGACGTAGAAGCAGAGGAAAAGGTCAAAGGACCATCTACCGTCAACAACGCACTATTCGTTGGATCAACAGCAGATTTAGCAAAGATGCTGAAGGATGGACTTAAGGAGGATCCTAAATAAAGAGGAAGGGAGAGAAATCCCAAAGTAACTTTTTACTGATACGATGTCGAAGGAAGAGCAGAATGACTTGCCGTCAATAAACGATTTTACTGATAATGATCTTCCATCGGTAGAAGATTTTATTGAGAATAGTGCTGAAAATATTGAAGAAGGAACTCAGACCATTGAAGATCTGAATGGAGAAACTTTCCTAGAGGTTAAGGATGTAGTTTCACCATGGCCAGAGTTACTTCGTCTTATTAGTGACGTAAGAAAAGATATTCCAAAAATTCCAGAAATTAAATATTATGATGAAGAACTTGAGCATTTAGAAAGGGCAATAAATGAGATAAAGGAGCAAACTCCTGAGGTAAAATATTACGATGCAGAAATAGAAGCAATATGTGAGCAGATTGATTTTGTAAAAGATTATATCTCATCATCTTTACAAAATATACCAGAAGTCAAATACTACGACTTAGAACTTGAGCAATTAGAAAAAAATATTTCTGAAATAAAGCAATCATTCTTAGAAATACCAGAGATAAGGTATTACGAAGAAGATATTCAAGGTCTATATTCTGTTTTAGAAGAAGTTAAAAACTCCATACCTAATGTTCCTCATTGGGTACAAGAAACTGAAGATGTTCCCGATTTTTCTTGGTATGTTGATGTAAAGAAAACTTTCAACACTATTGGTGAAAATATTAGTGGAGTTCAAGACTCAATAGAGAAGGTTAATTCTAAATTTGAAGATGAAGTAAAAAAACTCTATGAAGAAAAGGAAATTTTAAGTTTTGAGACTGAAGTTGATAGAAAAAATTTAGAGACAGAATTTCTCAAATCTAAAGATGAAATCTGGGAAGAATTAAAGAAAACTTCTCTCAGGTTATGGGAAACAAACCATTTATATAAAGATGATGATAGAAGATTAAAGAAACAAATAACCTCTCAATATAATCAATTAAAAACGAATATAGAGAGCAAACTTGAGGAGATTAATGAAAATAGTATAAAAACAGATGAACTTCTTTTAAATTATTTTAAAAATTTACAAGAAGAATTTGATCAATTTCCTGAAGTAAAATACTACGAAGAGGATATTGATGAGGTAAAGTCTGATATCAGAGATGTACAATCTGATATTGAGAGTCTCAGAGATATAATTAATGAGATTAAAACATCTCAAAACAATCTACAAGAACAGAGTCTTTTAGCAGAAACTAATGTTCCTCTGGGATCAGATCCCCCAGAGACTAAAAATCCAGATCCCTTAACACCCATAGATAAAAATTTTGTAACTCTTGAACAGTTACAAAGTCATTATCGTCTCTTTGTAAATAGAGTTCAGCAGCAACTTTATACCATCGGTGGTGGTGGTGCAGGATTCATTAAAGATCTTGATGATGTAGACATCTCTGGATTGCAGGATGGTTATGTTCTCAAGTGGAATGATGCCACTAACAAATGGAAAGTTGCTGCTGGTGGTGGTGTTGGTGCTGGTGGCACCTGGGCATCTAATTCCATTGGAATTAATACCACTAGAAACGTTGGTATCGGAACTACAACTGCTAAGTCTGGTGTTGCACTATTCGTTGCAGGTGATATTGAAGCAACAAACGTAAACGTTGCTGGAACAATCACATATGAAGATGTTAAAAATGTTGATTCTCTTGGTCTTAGCACCTTTAGAAGTGGAGTAGAAGTAAATACTGGAACTGCAACTACAGCACTTTTAGTTCAGGGTGATGCTAGGGTTACTGGTATTCTTACTGTTGGTACTGCTTCAGTCACGATTGATGGTGATAATAATCAAGTAACGGTTGGTGTTGTTACAATTACAAATTCAGAAGTTGTACTTGGTGACAATGTTACTATCAATGCTTCTGCAACAGGTATCAACTCTGCTCCAAATGTTCTTTATGTTGCTAAGGATGGTAGTGATTCTAATAACGGAACTTCTATTGATAATGCAAAACTTACTATTAAGAGTGCGGTATCCATTGCTCAGTCAGGTACAGTTATTAAAGTTCTCTCTGGTAACTACGTAGAAGCAAATCCCATCACACTTCCCGCTTTTACTGCTGTTGTAGGTGATGATTTAAGAACTGTCAAAGTTTTACCTAGCACACCTACAAGTGATATTTTCCACGTTAATAAGGCGTGCAAACTTGCAAACATGACTTTCTCTGGTCATACTGCTCCTGCT